AGGCCATCGGCAACACAGTCAACACCGTCTGGGATAAGATGACGAACGCCATCAAAACTGCCGTCAATGGCATCATCGGCTTCATCAATCGGATGATCTCCGCCGTTGTCACCGGCATCAATGCGGTCATCAACGCGCTGAACGGGTTGTCGTTCGACCTGCCGGACATATTCGGCGGCGGGCATGTCGGGTTTAATATCAGCACCCTGACCGCCCCGCAAATTCCCTACCTGGCGCAGGGTGCGGTTATTCCGGCGAACCGGGAGTTCCTCGCCGTGCTGGGCGACCAGAACCACGGCACCAACGTAGAAGCCCCGCTGGATACCATCAAGCAGGCTGTGGCCGAGGTCATGGAGGACCTGCAGGCAGGCCAGATGGCTGGCTTTGAAGCCGTGGTTTCCGTGCTGCGGGAGATCCTCTCCGCCGTGTACGGCATTGAGCTGACCGACGAGGACGTAGGCCGCGCCGTGCAGCGCTGGCAGCGCAAACAGCTGACTGCCACAGGAGGTGTATAACGTGACCCTGACCAATCTGTTTCAGATCGATGGCAAATCCCTGTACGCACCGGACTGCGACATCGAACCGAGCTATTCCGACCTGGATTCCAGCGATTCCGGGCGCGACGAAGCCGGGTACATGCACCGCGAAGTGGTGCGGGAAAAGGTTGCCACCTGGCCCATCGCCTACAGCTGTCTGACTGACGATGAATACAAGTACACCATCGGGCTGTTTGCAGGCAAATCCACATTCCAGTTCACCCACCCCAAAGCCGGCTCTTCCACCGAGACCGAAACCACCACCTGCTACTGCAGCAAATACGGCATCGCCTGGCACAATGCCAAGACGAAACAGTGGAAGAATTTGAAGTTTAACATTATTGAATGCTGATTGAGAGTTAGGAGGTAGGAAGTAGGAGTTAGGAGTTAAAACGGGCCTAAGGTCCGGCTCTGTAGGGAACGGTCTTGACCGTTCCGAAAACCCCGCCGTATATGCCACAACAGGATTTACCGCAAGGCGACGGGCGCACAATGTGTGCTCCTACGGGATTGCGGCCCAATTTTCAACCCGTGCGCGTACGCGCACACCTTCCAACTCCTCACTCCTACCTCCTAACTAAAACCAAAGGAGGTGTATATTTGCTCCAACCAATTCTCACTCTCTCCAGCGGCACCGAGTTAAAGGGCGGCTCCCCCGGCAGCGCGGTCAAAAGCCTGACGCTGCACACTGCGGTAAACGCCGGGCAGGAATTTACCATCGGCTCTGCGTTTTCGGACTACATCGAAGCCGAAATCTGGGCGGACCCGGGCGGCAGCCTGCAAATTACCGCCGGGGACGCCCTGACCTATTACCGGCAGGATGATGCCGGGAACCGCACCAAGGTGGGTGTCTTCTATGCTGAAAAACCCACCCGCACCAAGCGCAACAGCTACAAGGTCACGGCCTACGACACCATGTCCAAGCTGGATGCCGATTTCTCCGGTTGGCTGCACGCCAATCAGGCACAGTTCCCCAAAACTATCTGGCAGCTGGTTCAGCTGGCCTGCCAGCGGGCAGGGGTTACGCTGGCCAGCAGCAGCCTGCCCATCAATGGCAGCTACAGCGTGCAGGCGTTCTATGCGGATGATTTAACCTGCCGCCAGATTATCTCCTGGGCGGCGGAAGCGGCAGGCTGCTACGCCCACATGAATGCAGACGGCAAGCTGCAATTCTTGACCTACACAGACAAGCGCAGCACTGTTAAAATCACCCCGGACGGTGCCAGCAACAGCACCGCCTATTATGCTGACAGCCTGAGCTACGAGGACTACACGGTCAAGGCCATTGAGAAAGTCCAGATCCGGCAGTCGGACAGTGACGTGGGGGTCATCTACCCCGACAGCACCACTGCCACCAACACCTATGCAGTGCAGGGCAACCTGCTGCTGACAACCGGCACCGAAGCCAACCTGAAAAGCGTTGTCCAAAACCTGTACAACGTGCTGAAAAACGTGACCTACACCCCCTGCAAAGTATCGGTGCCCAGCAGTTCCGGCCTTGCCTGCGGCCAGATTGTGCATGTTAAGGATGCACGCGGGCGGGAGTTTGATACCTACCTGATGAGCGCCACGATCTCTTCCGGCAAGGCCAGCTTTGAGAGCGTGGGCAGCGCCAGCCGGGAAAGTTCCAGCGCCGTGAACAGCCAGAGCTACAAAAACCTGACCGGCAAGATGCTGGAGATCAAGACCAGCGTGGACGGCCTGGAAGTAAAGGCCAGCGACCTGACCGGAAAGTATACCGACCTGAAAGCAACGGTGGACGGGCTTTCCTCTGAGGTGAAAAAAGACACCAAAATCACCGGCGGCGGCAACCTGATCCTGGGCAGTGAGAGCTTCCGGAATGCCACCTATGACGGCAATTCAAGCGGCGTGGCGTATGGCGATGACGGCAGCGCAACAATTACCAATGCGAACACCAACCAGTATTTTGTTTTTAACACCGTTGGCGCTCGCATTACCAAAGGCGTCACATTATGCCTGTCCGTCATGTACAAGCCAATTTCCGGCACCGACGGGTTGTGCCTGAGCCTTATATATGACGGCGACAACGGAACTTCTTACTTTACCAGCATAGAAACCGAAAAACAGCTTGAAATTAAGCAGACAGACGGCTGGGTGCTGCGGTATGGCACATGGACACCCAGTCACACCGGTATTCTGAAAAAGGTCGAGCTTGGCTGCGGCAGCATAAAGGTGGGGGCTGGCGGCAGCTACACCAACAAGTTTGCGCTGCTTCACCCCATGCTGCAATACGGCAACGCGCCCACCGCGTGGAACGCCAGCTCCGGCGACTATCTGACCCAGGAAAGCGCAAAAAGCCTGTTTTCCCAGACCGCTGACGAGATCAAAACCGAAGTCACCAAGTCAGTGACTGAAACGGTAACGGCCAACGTGAAGGGCACCGCTACCAGCGCTGCCAATGATGCCGTTGACAGCAAATTGCAGGATTACGCCACCGCCGCAACGGTGGAAAGCCTGAAAAAGGATGTTTCCAGCATCAGCCAAAAGGCGGATAGCATCAGCACCAAAGTCAGCAGCCTGAAAGAGACCACCACAACCATTTCGGATGACCTTGACAGCACGAAGCAAGAGTTCAAGACCGTTAAAGAATCAGTATCCGCAATTGACCAGAAAGCCGACAGCATTACCCAGACGGTAACGCAGCGGATCACCGGCGGCAACAATATTATTGTGGGCACCGACGACTGGAACAATGCGACCCTGGATGCAGGCGGCAATGACCTGAGCAAAAAAGGAACATACACGATCAGCGGTGAATCTGTTCGCGTGACCAATAAAGCGCGGAACACCCGCTTCCACTTTGGTGCGGACAAAACGCTGGTGATTGCCAAGGGCATGACCTATTGTGCATCGGTACTGTACAAGCTCAACTCCGGCACGGACAGCCTGTTTTTGCAGTTCGAGACCAAATCCACCAGCGGAACAAAAGCCTACTACGGCAGTGCATTTAAGCAAAACCAGCAGGACATTGCGCTGGATAATGGCTGGAAGCTGCGCTGGGCAGCCTTTACGGCGACCGCGGACGGCTATGCAGACGGTCTGTTTATAAGTACCGCGGACGATAACGCCACCGTTACCAACGATCTGACCATCATGCACCCAATGGTGCAGATGGGCAATGCCCCCACTGCCTGGACGGCCAGCACCGGCGACTATCTGACCGCCAACGAAACCAAAACCGAGATCAAGCAGACGGTGGGCGAAATTAAGCTGACGGCCAGCACAAGCGGAACCAGCAGCACCATCAAGCTGACGGCAGGCGGAACAGAGATCACCAGCGCACAGATCAACCTATCCGGCGTTGTGACATTTTCGGATTTGAGTACCTGGAACCAGGACAAGACAATCATCAACGGCGGAAACATTACGACCGGGCAGATTCACAATAAGGCACGCACAACCACTTATGACCTGGACAATGCCTGGATTCGTATGGGCAAAGATGCTAGCACTCGTGTGGACATTGACACGGGGCGCATCCGCTGGTACTGGGAAAACAACCTGACCGGTGTGTTAAGCAGCCGGTACGGCAAATCTTATATTGGCGATAACTCCCGCTACACGTTTTTAGGCTGGTTCTCCACCGGCGACCCCAGCTTTGATTATTCCACCGGCGGGGCCACCAGCGAGTTTGTGGGCATTGCCATTGACCAGGTAGATAAGGTCATCCACTGCAATGCCAGCAAGTTT